CATTACCAGCATCTGCAATGGCTTTCAGTCTGACTTGGCACGCACCACATTGGCCGCACGGCTCGTTGCCGCCCGCGTAGCATGACCACGTTTCTTCCAGCGGCACGTTTAGCCGCCATGCAATATCAACCACCTTGGCCTTAGTTCGGACGATGTAGGGCAGATGCACTTCCATTCGCCGCGTGTGGCAGCACCGCAGGGCAAAATTGAGGTGCTTCATAAAGTCGGCGCGGCAATCGGGATAAACCTCGGCATCGTCGCCGTTGACCGCGCAGGATACCGCCGTGCAGCCGTGCGAGAGCGCATAGCTTGCTGCCATAGCGATCAAGACCATGTTGCGGTTTGGCACGATGGTCGGATGGCCCACAAGCGGCTGGCCGTCTGGGTTGGTCATCGCGCACCGATCAAACAACTGATGCGGCAATGTGATCTTGTCGTATTTGACGCCCAGCTTGGCGCAAGTCGCCTCGGCAAAGGTCAGTTCTTTGATGTGCCTTTGTCCGTAGTTGTAGAGCAGGCAATGGGCTTTGTGGCCTTGATGCAGAAGGTCGTAAAGTAGGGTGGTGCTATCCAGCCCGCCCGACATGAGATGAACGAACTTAGCCATTGGTTAGAATCACGTTTGATGTTGGGGTTTCGCGGACTTCGACGCGGGAAAGCAGCGGCAATCGCGGCTGCAATTCGCGCCAAAGCCACGCGGCAAGGTTTTCGGCAGTGGTCGCGCATGGCAGGATGTCGTTGAGGTTTCGGTGATCGAGGGACGCCACGATCGGCTTCACCACGGCGCTGATGTCCGCGTAATCCTGCACCCATTCGTTAGCGATCGGGCCGCACACGCCAACCAGCACTTCGTAGCTGTGGCCGTGCAGCCGGTGGCATTGATGGCCTGCCGGGAGATGTGGCAGCGAGTGCGCGGCCTCAAAGCGGTAGGTTTTAGTAATTTCGTATTTCATTAAATAGATCGGGCGCCGGCCGGTGCGTCTGCGCGGACGCCAGCTCTCCCCAGAGCCGTTGGTTAAACCGGCGCGGCGCCCAAAATGTCCAAAGTCGGATTCTCCGCGGCAGCGAGCTGGTCGATGCGCGCGGTCAGCCACCGGCCGTTGTCTTCGCGGCAGACGGTGACGTAGTCGTTTTCGAGGCCGCCCTGCGTGACAACGTAGAGCACTCGGCAGGTGCCGATGCCGTCTACTTCAACGCGGAAGTTTTGGGGTGGCCAAGAGATCATGGAAAAGATGTGCAGGCGCCCCACTCGTCTCGCTCGGTGGAGCTGGGCATCCCGGAGATGGTCCGCGGCGTCACACCACATGAACGCCGGCGAGAACCCGCTTGAGCCTGCAACTTGAAAGTCATTTGGATTGTTTACGCTTGCGCATCTCGGCGCATAGCTGATCCGCCTTTTTCTTCGCCTCGCGCGCGACCAACTTCTCGCGCTTGCTGCGGAGAAGGGTGATGGTTTTGTCGATTTCGGCGATCTCTTCTGTCATAATGCTGAATTTACTCATAAATTGTGATGCGCCAGAGACCGATCTGGGCGACTGCGTAGCCAAACCAGACGAGTCCGTGCCAGAACTTGTGCTGGATGAGGCCGAGGTCGATGGCCACGGCGAAGTAGATGAAGCCGACCAAGGCGATGAGGAGGCCGGAGGTCATCGGCGCGCTTTGGCGGTCTTGGCGGATGCGCGGAAGGCTTTGGCGGTGGGCGCGCCGGCGGAACCGGGCTTGCGCATCTTCTCGCCGCTTCCGGCGGCGATGCGGGCTTTTTTAGCGTGGATGTTTGCGTAGAGTCCTGCGGGTTTTTTCATGGTTTGTTCTTTTTGATAGCTTCTCGGAAAAGGTATTGGATCAAGTAAGCGCCGGTCTCCTCGTCGCTGCTGGTGATGTGTTTGAGGAAGTCGGCGACAACGTGATACAGCTCATGGACGAGCGATCCGGTGTCTGAGGCGTCTTCAATCCAAACGACCGCTTGGCCTCCGCAGCACATCGCCCAGGCGGCATCGCTGTCGTCGGGCTGGTTGTCGGGGTCTTTGGGGTCGAGCTGGAGAATGTTCGCACACCGCCGGATCGCCGACGCTTGGGGAGTTCCGCAATAGAACTCCACGACCAGACCAAATGTCTGTTCTCGGACGACGAACCGGCGGGTGCGTTTCATTTAGGCGGCTTTCTTGAGCCGGAGGTTGGCGTAGTGGAGTGCGAGGCGGGCCTTGAAGTTTTCCCACAGCGGTTCTGCGGAAAAAATCCATGACACCTCAAAGTCATCCGGGGATTCTTTGCCGATGCGGACGATGCCGCGGCGCTGGACTTTCATGTCCGGGCGGTTCTCGTTCCAGAGTTGCTCGTAGCCGGCCAACTGGATCTTGTGCGCGCCGACAATGGCTTTGCTGGTCTTCCAGTCGAGGAGGACGATCTTGCCGTCACGGTCGCGGGACGGTGCATCGATGGTGCCGCCGAAAAGGTATTCTTCGGAGACCAACTGCACTTCTGGCTCAATGACGGTGAGACCTTCTTCGTCCCACCAGCGCTTGAAGTTGTTGAAGGCGATGGTCGCTTTCTCGACATCCGCGGGGCTGAACTCGGAGAGGTCGGCAACGTGGTTGTGGAGAAAACACTCAATGAGGAAGTGGGCGATGGTCCCGATGTCGGCGGCCTTGTCGCGGACCTTGCGGTAATCCTGACCTTCCATGCCGAGCTTCCACGCCCAGTGAATGAGGCCGCTGCTGTCCTCGCCGATCTTGGCGATGGTGCTGGCGCCCGGAACGTCGGTGCCGTCTTTCAGCGGATACTTCTGGTGCGCGCGGGTCTTCTCGAGGCGGACGATTTTGCGTCCGTCTTCGGTGAAGCGATCCGGCGCCGCGGGCTTGGCGGCGCGTGCCGCCTTGCCCTTGGTGCTGGGTTTGCGTGTGGTGTTTTTCGCTGGCATGAGGGTTACCAGGTGATCTCTTCGTCGTCGGTGCCGGTCTTGGCTGCGGCGGGCTTGGCTTCCGAAACGTCGAAGCCGTAGCTGGCAGCGCTGCCGCCATCTCCCCAAGTGACTAGTTCAAGCACCTGCACCGCCTTCGGCTGCAGCGTGATGCCAGCGCCGAGGCTGGCCGTGTACCAGGCGTAGGGCACGACAGCGACTTTGATCTTGGAGCCGCCACCAACATTGGCTTCAAGCGGCTGGCCGTCAGCGCCGAATAGTTTCGGCTGGCGGGAATACTCTTCGCCAGCCTTGGTCTTGCCGATGGCTTTGACCTTGAGCTTGAGTTGGACGACGCCGTCGTTTTCTTCCCAAGGCGCAGCGTGCATCTTGAGCTTGTCTTTCTTCAACTCACGCTTTTTGTCGGCGACAAACTCAGCGAGGATCGCCTCGACATCATCGATGAACGGCTTGGCGTCTTCTGCGGACAGCTCAAGGTTGACTTTGAAGACCCCAACTTCGTCGAACTTGGTGTCGGCGCGGTTGAGGCTGGGATAGCGAGCGATGCCCGCGGGTGTGGTTATGGTTGTATTTGGCATGGTTATTATGTGGTTGGTTGTTGTGTTTGTGTTGGGACTAGAAAATCGGAGCGGCGAAGGATGGTGAGGAAGTCCTGCGCGCGGAGCGTGATTAACCACTCCTCGCCGTTGCGCTTGTGGGCGACGACAGGGAAGAGCTTGGCCTTGGCATCGCGGATGGCTTGGGCCATCCAGTCGCGGATCTTGACGACCTGGCAAAATTTGACCTCCCAGTGGAAGTCAGGGAGGCACGGGCAGACCACATCGGGCGAGTCGCCGAGTCCGCTGAACTGCTGGCCGCGGCGGATACCGGAGTCGCCAAAGGCTTCGCGCAACTCGTCGCGCCACATGCGCTCTCCGCGGGCGCCTTTGGCTCGGCTATTCATTGATGGCCTCCCAAAGTTGTTTCGCCGGCGCGTAGACCGAGCCATCGCTGTCGCTGGTGCGGCCGACCGGGGCAGTGCCTTCAAAGCGGGTGAGCGAGGGGCGCCATGTGAGGTTGAGTGTGCCGGTGCGGCCAGCGCGGTGCTTGGCAACGATCAATTCGGCATCTTGCGGGTCGGGTTCTTGGTCTTGCACAGCGTAGTAGCAAGGGCGGTGAACCAAACACACGATGTCGGCGTCCTGTTCGATGCTGCCGGACTCGCGGAGGTCGGAGAGCTTGGGGCGGTTGTCGCTGCGGTTTTCGGCCTGCCTGTTAACCTGCGCGGCGGCGACTACTGGGATGCCGAGTTCCATCGACATGGCCTTTAGCCCGCGGCTGACGAAGCCAACTTCGTTTTCGCGGGACTGGGCGCCGGAATGGCTGACGAGCTGCAGGTAGTCTACGAAGATTGCCTTCACGCCCCAGCGGCGGACGGCGAGGCGGGCGCGGCCGCGGATGTCGAGGAGCGTCAGACCGCCGCGGTCATCAACGTAGAGCGGTTCGCTGGCAAACTGCGTGGCGGCATCCATGATCCGGTGCTTCATGGAAGCGGTAAGGAATCCGTTGCGGATGATCTCGGTGTTGGTCTCAGCGCGGCTTAGGACAACGCGCGCGGCCAACTCGTTGGCGGGCATCTCAAGGCTGAAGTAGACAACCGGCACGCCGCGGCGGGCCATGTTGTCCGCCATATTCAACATCAACGCGCTTTTGCCCATGGCGGGACGGCCAGCAACGATGGTGAGCTGTCCTCCGC